TTGACACTACCGAACAGTGAGCGATGAGGAGGAATATGAAAAAGAAGGCAATACATATTCGGTAGATGGGAAAAATGTTGTTTTAGATTATTCAGAAAGTGAAAGGAGAATTGCACAGAGTTTGGCGGATTTACTTGGTGCAGATGTAAAAATGATTCCAAGAGTGTTGTATCCGCAAAAAGTATCAACGCCAGATATTTTTATAAATAATGAGCCGTATGATATAAAGGAGCCTATAGGACAGGGAAAAGCAGTTATATATAATATGGTTTCAAAGAAGAAAAGACAGGCTAACAATTTTGTTATTGATATTACAAAATGTCCATTGACAGTGGAAGAAATATGTGGACAGATTACGGACGTGTATCGTTCAAGTCATACAAAATTTATAGATAAGATAATTTTATCTAAAGATGGAAATATTCTCAATATTTATAAAAGAAGTAAAAAAGAGGAGTAGATGGCCTCGCCCAAATATGGGGGCAAGGTATCCACTCCTCAAAGATATCTTTTAGATATACTATCATTATATGGAGTAGATGTCAAATATATGTATGGCAAAAACAGACTTTCACACAATTCACATTTCCAATGTGTTATATTTTGTATAAGGAGAAATCCGAAAATTTAATATGATCAATGAAAGGCGTTTACCTCACAACTGAGATAAGCGTCTTTTTGTTGTGCGCTAGAGAAAGCGCAATACAAATTTCGCGGACAATCAGAAATCAGAGAAGATTTTAAAACGCAATGATGATCAGAGAAGATCTGAAAACGCAGAAATGAGGTAGTGATATGAGAAAGAAAGAGTTTATCCCGATGAATTTACAGTTATTTGCAGAGCCTCCTGCAGGCGGTGACGGTGATGCCGGAGATACATCTGCGACAGGCGGAAAGTCTGGCGAAGGATCAAACAAAGATGATCCGGATGCTGGCGATGACGATGTCAGTCTTGCAGAACAGGTGGCACAGCTTAAGGTGCAGAATGCAAAACTGAAAAAGGCAAATGATAAGGCAACCAGCGAAGCGGCAAGCTACAAAAAGCAGTTGCGTGAAAAGCAGACTGCGGAGGAGATTGCTTTGCAGGAAAAGGCAGAGAAAGAAGCCGAGAGGGAGGAACAGTTTCAGAAGCTGCTTCGTGAAAATACAATTACAAAGTTTGAGAAGAATTTCCTTACACTTGGATATCCTGCGGATCTGGCTGCAAAGGCAGCGACAGCACAGTGTGATAACGACACTGATGAGCTTTTCAGCATTCAGCAGACTTTTATCGAGGAAAAGGAAAAAACAATGAAAGCTGATTGGATGAAGTCTATGCCGAATCCACCAGCTGGAAACTCAGATGATGATGAAGATGCTTTTTTGAAAGGTTTCAACATGTAAACAAAGATTTGAAAAGTGAGGTATGATTATGGCAGTAAATTATGCAAGCAAATATTCACAGAATGTAGATGAGAGATTTTCTACAGGCTCCTTGACTAATGGAATTGTAAACGGTGAGTTTGACTGGATCGGAGTGTCCACGGTTAATGTGTATTCCATTCCAACATCAGCAATGAATGATTATTCATTGTCTGGTACAAATCGTTATGGTACGCCGGAGGAACTTGGTAACGAGACTCAGGAAATGACTCTCAAACAGGATCGTTCTTTTACTTTTACGATCGATCGCAAGAATTATGATGACACAATGATGGTGATGGAAGCTGGAAAGGCTTTACGCCGTCAGATTGATGAGGTTGTCATTCCGGAAGTAGATACATATCGTATTTCAACATTGGTTGCTGGTGCACCGGTAGCAAATGTAAAAACGCTTGCGACTACTAAGGAAAACGCTTATGAAGAGTTTTTGGCAGTGCAGGGCATTTTGGATGATAATGAAGCTCCACAGTTTGGACGAGTGGTATTGTGCACACCTGCATACTACAATAAGATCAAGCTGGATGAGTCGTTCACCAAAAAAGGTGATATGGCTACACAAATTGCAATTACCGGCATTGTAGGTGATATTGATGGGGTACCTGTTATTAAGGCTCCTACGAATAGATTCCCTAAAAATGTTGATTTTATCATTACGAATGCGATCGTTATGCCATCGCCAGTTAAATTGCAAGAGTACAAGATCCATACAGATGCACCTGGTATCTCTGGTTGGCTTGTAGAAGGTCGTGTCAGATATGATGCTTTTGTATTAAAAGAGAAGGCATGTGCAATTGGTGTTCATAAGAGCGCAGAGTAGGAGGCGGAAATATGTACAAAGTTGAAAAAGATGGAATGACCAATGAGGTTGAAAGTAAGGTGCAGTTAGAGGCATTTATCAACAGCGGATGGAAACAGCTGAAAGAGGAAAATGTGGTTGTTGAGAATGTGGCAGAGGATAAGAAATCAGGCAGAAAGCCAAAGGCTGCTACAGAGGAAAAGGAGTAGATTATGACTGATGAAGAGAAGGATGTCCTGACAGAAGAAACGCTGATCAATGAGATTCTGTCGGAATTGAAAATTGAATTGGAAGTAGAATCTGAGCAGGATATTCTTCTCTTGCAGTCAAAGATCAAGGGGGCTGTGCGGGAGGTAAAGCAGAAACGCAATTATGCAGGACGCTACACGGAGGAATATGTGGTCAACGATCTGCAGAATTACTTTTCCAATATCAAAAATCTTGCCATGTACGATTATGGCATGATTGGTGGCGAGTTCCAGAAGTCCAATTCGGATAATGGAATTTCCGTCAGCATGGAAAGTAGAGACAGTATTTTTGCGGGTATTGTGTCGATTGCACAGGTCTATTAGAGAATCAAGTGGTACGCTTGGCGATTCCTTAGAATCTCTCCTTATGTCAAGCAGGGCGGTATCTATGTGGAGGCTGGGAGCGATACCAATTATGGGGAGAGATGTTTATGCGAAAGCAGTTAAAGAGAAATAAGCGCAAAATGTATTATGCGCTGTATGATAAGCAGATGCCGGTAGGCGATGACGTGCTGGAGTGTAAAGCCGGATACAAGAAGCCAGTGGCATTCCGGGCAAGCCTTAGTACGGGACAGAGCAATGCGCAGGAGAATCCATTTGGAACATCGGTGGACTATGATCGAATTATCTGCAGTACAGATATGAGTCTGCCAATCACGGAAACAACGCTTTTATGGATTGGAAAGGAGCCGTCATATCTTGATGATGGTTCTGTGGATCCGTCCAGTGCAAACTATAAGGTGGCGGCACATCCGTTGGATGGAATGCAAAGTCTGCGTATTGCCGTGAAGCTGATTGCACAGAGTGTTGTGGAAGATATGGAACAGGAGACAGAGAACACTACAGAAGAGCCGGGGCGGGATTCGAGTAGTGATTTAGAGGATTGGTAAAGGAGAGATTGAAAATGAAGAAGTTATTTATTAGTCAGCCTATGAATGGAAAGACGGAAGAGGAAATTCTTGCAGTAAGGAAGAAAGCTATCGAAAGTGCAGAAGTTGTGCTTAATGAGGATGTTGAAGTTATTGAATCATATTTTGAGGACTATAACCCAGACAAAGGGTGTGTACCTTTGAAGTACCTTGCAAAGTCATTGGAATTACTGGCTGATGCAGATGTGGCATATTTTGATAGAGGCTGGGAGAGTGCAAGAGGTTGCCGTATTGAAAATCAGTGTGCTATTGAGTATGGTATTGATACGATAGAAGATTATACAAATGGTTCTTTGGAACAGGGATATAACTTCGGTACTGCTCTTGAAATTTTGAAACATGGTGGTAAGGTTGCCCGTGAGGGTTGGAATGGCAAGAAACAGTACATTCAGTTGGCAACAGGCATCTCTTATTCGTTACCAGATGGAGAGATTGTAAATTGTGAGCATGATGCAATTGGTAATAAAGCAATTGCTTTTGTCGGAACATCTGGTGTGCAGATGGGATGGCTTGCATCACAGGCTGATATGCTTGCAGAGGATTGGGTTGTTGTAAAGTAGGTGATTGCCATGCCAACACAAATAAATTTCACCTACGACAGCCTATCATCTATTGACGCTGCCATTAAAGAAATGCAGGCATATCAGGAACAGCTTACAAATAAATGTCGTATTCTTTCTCAGCGTGTGGCGGAGATTGGTGTGGAGATTGCCAGAGTGAACATCGCGGACTTTGACGCAATCTACAGCGGTGAGCTGTTATCAAGTATTCGTGCAGAGTACAGTGGTTCTGTGCCGGATGGTGCAAGCTGGCTTGTGATCACGGATTGTCCGTGGGCGGCATATGTGGAGTTTGGTACAGGCGTCGTAGGTCAGGAATCCCCACATCCGGATACTTCCATTGTGGGGTGGAAATATGATATGAATCAGCATGGCGATATGGGTTGGTATTATTTTAAGGATGGCGAATGGCATTGGACAAAGGGAATGCCAAGCCGTCCTTTTTTGTACCAGACCGGTATGGATCTGCGGGAAAGAATAGAGGAGATAGCGAGGGAGGTGTTTGCCGGTGCTTAGCGTATGGAACAAGGTTAATAAGCGTATGATGCAGAGGCTGAAAACAGATCCGGATGCACCGTATCCGAAGTTGTATCTGACTTCTACGGATTCATCCAGTGCACCGACACAGTTTCCGTGTTTGTATATCAAATCGCTTGGAGAACCCACAGCAGGCAGAGACTTCCAGAATACGCAGTGCTACATCACATCCACGATCGAGTTACATGCGTATTCGGCAGCATCGCCAAATGGATCGCAGACAGAAGCGAGAAAGATCATGGATGCGGCAGGAAATGTGATGCTTAGCATGGGGTATGATCTGATTGCTGGTCCGTACCCAGATAACCGGGAGTATTTCCGGATCATTGCAAGATTTCGCAGGATTGTAGGGGACGGCGATGAGTTGTAAAAAATAAATATGGAATAAGAAGATCATTGATCTTTTTATGATAGAAACAGTAAATGAAAGGACTTCGAGATTTCGGGGTTCTTTTTGTTTTCCAAAAAGGAGGAAAAGCAGATGGATTTATCTACGATAGGAGTGAAATTTGGATGGGCTGTTGAGGAGACAGCTGGAACCAAGCCAAAGGCATTTACTTGGATCAAGCGATGCAGCAAGATTGCCGGGATCAATGTCACTAAAGATAAGATCGATGTATCCTGTTTTGAGGATAAGATCAAACAGTACATTGCTGGTGTTGGTGATACTGGTGGAGACTGGAATCTTAACTTCAACGGATCGAAAGATTTTGTTACGGCTTGGGATGCATTACTGGATGCATCTTTGGAAGGTAAGGCGGCAGGAAAAGCTACATGGGCAGACATTTACATCCCTGGCTTTGGTTCTTATTTTCTTAAGTTTGAACCGGGAGAGATTCCTATGCCGGATTTAGAACCTGGTAGTAAATTGGATATCCAGATTTCCAATGTCATCAATGAGTACGATGGACTTGGAGAATCTATTGAGCCAGTGGCAGCCTAAGCAGTTGCTAGAGCAACATGATATTTTTTTGAGGGGGGACAAATCAGTGTCCCCTTTCATGAGAAAGAAAAGGAGAGATTTGATATGAACATTACAGTGAATGGTAAAGAGTATATTTTGGAATATACATTTGAAGCAGCAGAGTGTCATGAGTGTATTGATGCAGCAATGGATATTTTTGGCGGCATGATGACGGCAAAGATTGACAGTAAACATTCGGAAGAGATGCAGGTGAGAGATTTTCTGATGAGTCTTTCAGATCTACCAAGAATGGCAATGGACATGTTTTATGCTGGTTTACTGGAAAATCACGGAACGGGCCCAGATGGAGACGGAACAATTACAAGTCGTGCAGATGCGAGATGTTTGTATAAACAGTTTTGCAAGGAAAATCCTGAAGATGAAAGAGCAACATCTTACTATGCTCTTTGTACTTCTATTGCAGAGCAGATGGAGAAAGATGGTTTTTTCAAGCGAACCGGAATGGAAGACATTCTGGAGAATATGGAGAGTCTGGTCAAGAGCAAACAGAAGAAACAGCCGAAGAAACCGATGGATCATCAGCGGAAGAAGCCAACCAAAGCGCAGAAAGCAGCAATGGAAGCGAGAGCGGAGGGCAAAGAAAACGATTTTCAGAGCTGATTTGGGAAGAATTTCTGCCAAAAGCTTTGCTGTATGGCTGTCCGTATGACCTGTTTTGGCACCTGAATCCTACCAAGCTGACGGCATTTCGTAAAGCATACGAAGAGAGATTGCAGCAGAAGGAAGATGCAATGTGGCGAAATGGTCTGTACACAATGCGTGCCATCAATGCTTGCTTTGGAGGGAAATACCCTGAGAAGCCGCTTTTTGAAGTTGGAGAAAGCAAGGAATCCTCCGAACGACAAGAGCATGATGGTTATACTGAACAAGAAATTAAAGAAGCTAGAGAAGCTTTGGTCATGCAATTACAAATCATGGAAGGACAGCAGCGGAGAGCAAAGCGTAAAAAAGAGTTATTTGATCATTAAGTGGAGAGCAGCCCAATGTGGGTTGCTCTCTTTTCTTTTACCGTAGGAGGTGCAGAATGGCAGCAATAGACAGTTTGAACATAAAGGTGGATGCGTCTGCTCGAAGTGCCAACGAACAGTTGGATAAGCTTGTAAAGAAGATGATGGAGTTACGCCGTACATTGGGCGGTCTTAATGCCAATGAACTTAACGCATTTGCGAGCGGTATGAGCCATTTTACCAAAGCAGCACAGGCATTGAGTGGTGTGAAAACTTCTGATTTTACCAAGCTTGCAAAAGGCTTGGATAAGTTGGCAGATGCTAGAAAGTTGGAGAATACAGTACAATCTGTGGAAAAGTCAGCGGGCTCTTTGCAGGAATCTGTATCAATGGCACAAAAGGCACTGGGCTCCGGACTAAAATTTGATAGTAAGGGTATTCAGAATGTAAAGAAATCTGTCCAGTCCTTGGCAAATGAATTTTCTAGTGCAGGTACCGGTAATGCATTATCTAACAATTTGTCAGAAATTGAGAAAGAGGCAGATAAACTACGCAACAAACTGGATCAATTAAGTGAAAAAGAGCAGAAAGCGTTAGCAGTTGGAAATTCGTCACCAGAGAATAAAACATTCCGTAGTTTACAGTATGATATAGCTGTTTCTTTGAATAAATTATCAGAATTGGAACAGAAGATCTCACAGATGAAAACTCACAAGGTGCAGGATTTAGCATCCATTCCTATCATTCGCTCGGATGCTGAAAACGGATTTTCCGAAACAAAAGCTGTGGCCAAAACAATGCTAAATACGGGACGTGTGCCAAAAAGTGCTAAATATTCGGTAGATGCTTCGGCAGAGTCTTTGAAAGAGTCGCTAGAACAGGTGAATCGTGCAGAAAGTGCAGTACAAGGCTTTGCGGGAAAAATAGCAGAGGCGAAAGCTCAGCTTGCAAGTATTGAAAAAAGTGGGAAGAGTTTAGGAACTGATGAGTGGGATGAGGCATATATTGCATTACAGAAAGTAGTTAAAGAAGCCAAAGTATACAAAGCTGCCTTAAATGAGAGGGCAAATGGATTAGAGACAGATATTAAATCAACGGACAGCTTAGATGTAAAACTCCAAAAATTAAAAGTAGATCTCAAACAACTTAAAGCAGATGGTTTTGGATTTGGTGACAAGGCTTTTGATAATACTTACAAGGAAATCTTAAAGACCGATGGTGCTTTGAAAAAGTATAAGGCAGATTTGAAAGAATCTGTTGGAGGTGAACAGAGTCTTAGTACATTCGATAGAGTGAAACAGGGGTTTCATTCTATTTGGACAGAATCTCAACAGGCAGGAAATTCTGCATCTAGTTTTGGTAGTAAGTTAAGAAATCTTATGTCCTCATTGCGTGGAAATGCTGTGTCTGCGTTTGGAAGTCGTCTCAAAGCGTTGATCCCAATCTTTCATGGGACTACTAGCTCTACGGGAAATCTGATCAGCAAATTGGCTAAGCTGTATGTTGGATTCCGCTCTCTTCGAGGGATTGGTGAATATTTGCGTGGTGCCGTAGAATCATCTATGGATTACATTGAAGAATTTAATTATTTTGATACCACAATGGGGAAGATTGCTTCTGAATGGGGCAAGGAATACAAGAAATATGGTTACCAAAATGCAGAGGAATACGGAGAATCCTTTAAAAATCGTTTGACGCAAACAATGGGGAAAATGACCGGGTTTCAGATTGAAAACGATGGAACTTTGTCTGATCTTGGAAAAAAGAATCTTGGACTGGATCCGACACAAATGACCAACTATGCTGCCAGTGTAGCGCAGGTGACAAATTCAGTTGGAATGACAGGAGAAGCATCTGTGGTAACATCCGAAGCTTTATCTATGCTTGCCGGAGATATGTCTTCCTTCAAAAATCTTGATATGGATACAGTTATGAATAACTTTTCATCGGGATTACTGGGGCAGTCTAGGGCATTGTATAAGTTTGGTATTGATACATCAAATGCAACATTAAAACAGTATGCCCTTGCAAATGGAATCAAAAAGAATGTTTCGGCTATGTCACAGTCGGAAAAAATGCAGCTTCGTATGTTGGCTATTTTGGATCAATCCAAGGTATCATGGGGAGACCTTGCAAAAACCATTAATTCGCCATCAAATCAGTTACGCTTATTGAATAATAATTTTAGATCGTTATCGAGAACAATAGGTGCTATAGTGTTGCCTGCAGTGGCAAAGATACTGCCATATATCAATGGACTGGTTATTGCCATTCGCAGACTTTTTGAGTGGACAGCATCCATGCTTGGAGTCGATTTAAGTAAAGTGATTGGCTCTTCCGGGGGTGGCTATTCAGATGCTTTTGATGGACTGGAAGATTCTGCTGACGATGCTAAGGATGCCGTTGATGATACATCAGATTCTGTTAAGAAACTGTCCAAGCAGCTCATGGGATTTGACGAGCTTAATGTGATCAATACTAATTCTGATAATACAAAAAAGGATGATGATAAGAATAGTAAGCCTATCGATCTTACCAGTCAATTGTCTAACGCTTTAGCTGATTACAAGACTGTTTGGGATAAGGCTTATAAAAATATGACTAATGATGCAGAAAAATTTGCCAATAAGTTGACTAAGTTATTTAAAAAAGCTTGGAAGTCGGGGAATGGTACAGACATTGGCTCTGCCATTGCTGGCTGGCTCAATAAGGGGATTTCATGGGTCAACGACAATGTGGACCAGTTTGCAAAAGGGGCGAAAAAGGTTGCCAAATTGCTTGCAACTGCTATCAATGGGTTTGTAGCTAAACTTGATTGGGCAGGACTTGGTAGTGCTATTGGAAAATCCATGAAAGCGGCAATTGAAGCAGAAACAACATTCTTTTCGACAGTAAATTGGTTGAATCTTGGCAAAGCTATTGCCACAACACTTAATGCTTGGATCGATACCGGTGTTATTCAATCGTATCTCAAGGGCACGGCCACCAAAATAAGAGCAGCTATTGAACTGGCTTTCGGAGCTATAAAAACATTTCATTTCAGTAGTCTTGGCACTGCCCTGGGACAGGGGATTAATGATGCGTTTGCTGTCATGAATAAAGTCAACAAAAAAACTGGATTAAATGGTTGGCAGGAGCTTGGTCAGACTATTTCTGGGGGAATTTCTGGAATCCTTACATCCATCTCAACGGCACTGAATACTGTGAAATGGGATAGTGTGGGGCAAGCAATTGCAACTGCAATTGGTTCTATTGATTTTAAAGGAATTGTGTGGAATCTTAGGGATGTTGCCATAAAAATATTAGGGGCACTTGCGGAAGCGATAAAAGGTGCTTTTGCACAATCTCCAGTCGAAACAGCAATTGTTACTGCGTTAGGTTTTATTAAGCTTTCAACGCTTACCACAAAATCAATGGAGAAGGCAGCAACTAAAATATTGAAAGTGCTTGGTATTTCCTTAGAAAAAGATGAGACAGCATTAACAGTATTAGGCGGCAAAATAAAAGGTGCTATAGAAATAGCATTAGGCAAAGTGAAGGACTTCGGAATGAATTATGTCAAGCCATTGGCGGGGAAAATAATGGGTAAAATTGCAACTGCAGTTGGAGCTGAAACAGCTACAGTGAGTGGAATCGCAAGTGCAATTGGAACTGGAATTACAACTGCCTTTGCACAAGTTCCAGCGCTTATGACAGGAAGTCTTTCTGGGCTAGCGACCGCAGGCGCAGCGGCAACAGCGGCAACAGTGGCAACAACGCTTGTAGCAGCAGTAGCGGCGGTTGGTATTGGTGCAAAGATTGGAAAATCCATCGGCGATGAACTTGTTTCTGAAGATATGAAACAATATCAGGTTGATTGGAAGTTTTCAGATTTTATTCATTTTACCGATGATGATTGGTCAGATTTCTGGTCAGCGTTTGCTGATTGGTGGGTAGATGTGCAGGATTGGTGGGGAAATAAGGCATTAGTGATTAAAACAACTTTTGGAGATTGGAAAAAGAGTATTTCCGGTTGGTGGAACGGTGTTAAAGCTTGGTGGGGTGATAAGTATGTGACTCTTAAAGCTGCCGTACAGGAAAAAGTAGATGGGGCGTTGAACAAGGTAAAAGGTGCTTGGAACGCTATTAAGGACAAAGTATCTACATTGACAGCAGATGCCAAGGAAAAGGCAGCAGGGGCATTAGCAGCACTTAAATCCAGTTGGACGGCCATTAAGGATAGCAAAGCTGTTAAGACACTTGAGCAAACAGGCAAGGATATCATTGATAAGGCGAAGAAGTCTTGGGATGCTATCAAATCTGGACAGGCAACAAAGACCTTGAAGGAGAAAGGTAAGAGCGCAATCGAAAAGGTGTCTAAGATTTGGAATAAAATCAAGGACAGAGAAGTAACCCAGACTCTCAAGCAGGAAGGTACGAAAGCATTTAATAAAGTCAAAAAAGCTTGGGATAGCTTGAATGATAAGAAAATTTCAGTCAGTCTCATTACGGATGCTGTGAAAAGTGGAATAAAATTGATTATTGATTGGATCAATAAGTATATTATCGGTGCGATCAATAAGATCAAGGTTTCGATTCCTAAGTGGGTTCCTAAAATTGGAGGTAAAGATTTTGGTTTTAACTTAAAAACGATAGCAATGCCTAAATTTGCCACGGGTGGATTCCCGGAGCAGGGCCAGTACTTTTTGGCACGAGAGAAAGGACCGGAGCTTGTAGGTACGATTGGAAATAAGACTGCTGTAGCCAACAACAATCAAATTGTACAATCCGTGTCAGATGGCGTATTTAATGCTCTTAATCCTGTGCTTACTCAAGTGTGCAATGCTATCAACTCTATGGGTAATGGATCAAGTGGACAACCTTTGTATGTGGAGGGAGTATCAGATGGAGATATCGTGCGTATAACCACCAAGGCGAATACCGATCATAAAAATCGATTCGGAAAACCGCTGTATATATAAGGGGATGGCATACACAACCGAGAAGAGAATGTATGTTCGCCTTTCGGTTGACTTTTTAATTTCTTAATGCTACACTATATCTATAATATAAAATGTTATAGATATAGTGTAGCATATTAATAGATAAGTAAAATAACATGAGTGATCAACATGGTAATGAATAACCATGTTTTTTTCATAAAGTGTTAGACACGGGGTTATATAAAGTTTTTTGAAAGAGGTGATATGCATGAGAAGTGCTTTGGATATTGCAAGGTATGTTATTTGGTATTGTGGTCGGCATGGTTTTGCTATTAGTAATTTAAAACTTCAGAAAATGTTATATTTTATACAGGCAGAATTTTTGGTTGAAACAGGGTCGCCTTGTTTTTTCGAAGACATAGAGGCGTGGGATTTTGGACCAGTTGTTCCAGAGGTTTATAGAGAATATAAAATATTTGGAAGTTCAGATATTCCTACATTTATTGTTAATAGAAGAGTTTCATTAAGAAGCAATGAAATGGATTTAATAAATGGAATGGTCGATGAATGTTCCCAATATACGGCATCGCAATTGGTTGAAATCACGCATAGTCAAGAACCATGGAGAGTTGCATATAACAGAGGTAGAAACAGAGTAATAAGTAATGACTCAATTAGAGAATATTTTAGCGATATATGAGGATGATTATATGATAAGAATAGATCCAGAAAAAGGAAATAATAAAGGAACAGCACAACATGAATTGAATCAAGATATCTACTCGGAGATGTCTAGTCAGATGTTTAATATTTGCGAACAATTGTCTGGTAAATGGAGCAATGATGTTGATAAAAAAAGTGAAAATGTAGTGCGTGATTTGGAAGAATATTTGAAAAAGCATGAAAGGATATTATATTCTTCAATATCAAATTATATATTTGGATTATATGGAGATGATTTATCTGATGAGTTCGGTGATGAAAAAATAGGAAATATGCAAACAAATATTACAAGTGTTTCTCGGTATGCATATGGAGACAAGTTTAAGTCTTTTATCGATTCTAAAACTGAAATAGAAAAAAGATTATTAAAAAAAATACCAGCAATTACTCTAAAATTGTTGGATCATATTAACTTGGCTTGTCAGCAGTGCAGTTCTCTTAAGCAAACGGATGAGGAATATAAGGAAAAATTTGATAAAAGCATAGTTCCATTTAAAGATAAATTACAAAAAGAGATGAATGCTCAATTATTGACGCTTGTAGGTATATTTACAGCCCTTTCTTTTTTGTTGTTTGGTGGAATAAGCTCTTTGGAAAATATATTTGCTGGAATACAAACTACTTCAATTTTTAAGTTAATTATTTTAGGTTGCATATGGGGATTATGTTTAGTAAATTTGATTTTTGTTTTTTTATTTTGTGTGGCGAAAATGACAAATTTACCATTTGCATCAACGAATAAGGATGGAACTACAATATTTAAAAAATATCCTATATTTTGGTGGACCAATTATATCTTGGTGTCGATATTTATTATTGCAACAATGCTGTTATATTTCCAAAAAAATCAAATGCTAGAATGGATTTATAAAAAATGCGCGGAAATACCGGCTTTAGTTTGCTTCGCAAGTTTTGTATTGATATTTGTTATTATGGTTGCCGTTGAGCGTTTTTTGCAAAAGGCATGCAATGAAAAGGAATATTGATAGTTTCACACAATTCACATTTTAGTCATGTTATATTGTTATCAGAGATTTAAGGCACTCACCAAATGGTGGGTGTCTTTTTTGTGTGCAAAATAAGGAGGATGGTTGAATCATGGCTTATTCCGCATCTAAGGGATTGCTTGCTTTGCCGATAGATTATAGCAAAAGTAGTGGCTATACCTATCAGAAGCTATCGTACAAATACATACAGCCTAATGGTGCGTTGACTATTACACCTAATCAGATGCAGGATCTTGATTCTTACGTAAATGGTGACGGCTATTTGAAGCGTAAGGTGTTGAAACACAGCCGTACAAAGATTGAGTGGAACACGCCATATTTGACTTATGAGGATAAATGTAAATTGATCTTGGCAATACGAAAGGGGTATAAGCAGGGGGATGGTGACTACTCTTCTCGAACTATTCGTGCAAGGTACTACAACGACTGGGAAGATGATTACTCCACGGGTAAGTTCTATATGCCTGATGTACAGTTTCAATATGGCGGGTTGTATCACGGAGCACCAATGTATTTGCCGATCCGTTTGGCGTTGATTGAGCATTAGGAGGATGATTGTAATGATTGAATTGACTGAACAGCAAAAAAGAGCGTTCTACTCGCAAGGGTATTTTAATCGATACAAAATGTATTTTCCGGATCTTGATTTAACGATCGATAATGAAACAATCCACACAGAATCTGTGAAGATTGAAGAGAGTATTTGCAGTAATGAAGATTTAACGCTTGGTGGCTGCATTGCATCTTCGTGCGAATTTGAGGTGTCAGAGATCTTGCAGAATGATCTTAGTGGTATGGAGTTTATGTCTACGTTGGAGACAGTGGACGAAGAAGGCAATGCTGTGGCAGAGATCCCAATGGGAAAGTATCGTGTTTATTCTGTAGGAATGGTGGACGATAGGGACTATAAGAGAGTTGTGGCATATGATGCGATGCACAATGCTTCTGCTAGTATATCTGATTGGTATGAGGGATTATTTCCGGTGATCTCATCGAACGCGGTCACCAAGACCGATGATAATGGCACCGAGATCACGGTAATAGTGAAAAACTATGGGACGACTACGCTTAAAGCAATGCGCGAATCATTGTTGCAGCACTTAGGGATCCCGTATGAAGAGCAGTCATTAATCAACGATGACATGATCATCAGCAAAAGTCTGCAGCCATCGGGAGACAATTGCACCGGATTAATGATGCTCAAGTGGATGTGCGAGATCCACGGCGGTTTTGGCCGAATGAATCGTAATGGCAGATTTGAGGTAACGACCTTGCAATCTTCCGGGCTGTACCCGGATGAAGATCGGTACCCGGATGTAGACCTGTATCCGGAGAATGGCAATGCATCCTCAGTTGCGCTTGGCATTTCGGACGAGGAACCGAGAGCAGAGTACATAACGGCAAAATTTGAGGAATACATGACAAAATACATTACCGGCATCAATGTACGTACAGAGGACGATGATGTTGGATGCACAGTCGGAACAACGGAAAATCCGTATATCATTTCCGGAAATGCTTTGCTATTTGGAAAGACGGCCGCAGAACTAAAACCAATAGCCGAGAATATTCTGAACGTAATCAAGGATATTATTTACCGCCCAAACACAACGGAGTTGATCGGTCTGCCATATGTAGAGGTTGGAGATGTATATTCGGTCGAAAAAGAAGATGTGGTGGAGTCTTATGTACTAAGCCGCACACTGTCCGGCATTCAGTTATTAAGGGATACCTACGAGGCAAAAGGCAGTGAAACACGATCCAATAACGTGAGCGATTCTTCGGAGTTGATCCGGACGAAAGCCAAGATCCTAAAGATTCAAAAGGATATTGATGGCGTGCGGATTGAGATGTCAGATCTGGAAGAGGAGACATCATCACAGTACGAGCAGACCAACAACAAAATAGTGCTTAAGGTAACGGACAAGGGCAATCTCGTACAAGTCAGCTTAGGATCTGACCCGGAAAAAGGTACAGAGTTTAAGGTGGGAGCCAACAATATCGAACTGTCGGCGGACGAGGTTATTGAACTGTTATCGGGCGAAACGATAAATTTGTCTGCCGGTAATGGAATAACCATTGAGGCCCCGAATTTTCAGTTGAGCAAAGAAATCATCAAGATACTGACTAAGAATTTTACGTTAGACGAAGAGGGCAACGTAACAGCGGCTAACATTACGATCACTGGCGGCAGTATCAAAATTGTATCAGACAGCAATGAGCCTTTGATCGAGATGCAATATGGTACTGGTGATAATATGGTTACGGCCGGATTGTCACCAGAAGGCGTGTATTATACTTCTGTAACGGACACATGGGAAGAACGCAGCACCAGTGGTTTGATGACAAAGTATCGCACAGCAGTCAGTACGGAGCATAAAAACGGAACATGGCAGACAAACATGATAAAACAGCATACATTTGGCGATGCGCAGGACTGGGAGACAATCGAAGAGTACCCTGCGGCAGAAATTGCTTACCATGCTGTAAGTGGCAAGGAGATAAATCGCTTTTACAGCGCGCAGGTGAGCAGTTATTTCGCCGCTACGGCACCATTTTTTGACGCTGTTGATCTATGGAAAATTGATGCGATCAATTGGGTTATGGCGAATGGATTTACCATAAATGATGCCTATACATCATGCTTTAAGCTGGCAGACGGCGTGGTGCATCTTGCCATGGATGTGAGAGGTACGATTCCGGCCGGTAAATGGACAACGGTAGCGATGTTCCTGCCGGATGTATTTGCAGGATTCAACATTGCACCGGTAACGGCAAATGTCAAGCAAACGGTCATGTATCCCATCTTGACTTCGCAGTCCGGAGCTGGAGCACAGGCGGTGGCACGGTTGACCTTGATCGGACCGGAGGTTGCCATAGAAATATATCAGTATGGGACAGCGGCAGCAGATTGGGCGCAGATAACGATGGACTACTGCATCGAATTGAAGGAGGGTGATTAACGTGTACGAAAAAGTAACGCATGATCCGATCGGATGGAAAAACAAGCGTGTAGGGGGTACTAGCTTATCCGCGGAGAACCTCAACAAAATGGACGAGGACATCACCAAGATAGCAACGCAACTGGACAATGCCTACCAAGATTTATCGGGCAAGATCGAAGAAACGTCAATGCTGGTAGATACTATCAATGGGGAGGTGATCTAGTGGGAACCCTAAAAGAAAAGCTAAGCTATCTGTCGGAGACGAAAGAAGCAATTAAGCAGGCTCTTATCAAGCAACAGGTTACGGTGACGGATGAAGATACGTTTCGGAGCTATGCAGATAAGATAGCCGGAATAGAGGGTGGCGGCGGGGGCAGTAAGGTTATAAGTACAATGCCGGCAAGTAACGCTGGAAGTATCAATACTAACAATATGATCGAAATATGTTCAAGCGATGGTGCAAATTATTCGAGTGAGATCGAAATACAAAACATCACGGCTAACAGGTTTTTTGCAAACGCAGAGGAAGCACAGGGTTATGCGTTTGCAAACTCGATATACAGCGATGATAGGCAGCCATGGCGAGCTTTTGACGGAAACACATCGACATTGTGGTCGACTGAAAGCACGGACAACCAGGACGGAAAGTATTTAGGTTACAACTTCCACGATGTGGTGTATGAGGCAATAATCAGTTTGACGCTAAGCACGGATAACGCAGGAACACCTAAATTTAAGATACAAGGATGCGAGAGCGCTACCATAGATGAGAACTCAGTTTGGGAAGATGTATCTGACGTGGTGGAATTAGGTTCCTATGAATCTACGCAAACACGAACCTATAGTGTAACCAATGGAAAAGGATATTGCGCATTCCGTGTGCTGTTGCTTGCAGGTGGTAGGCAAGGAAGTACATATGGATGGGCGATATACGAAATGAGCATAAAAGGTAAAGAAATGGAGGGATAATATGCTGACTAATAACTTTTATCTTGCAGTAGCAGGGAGACTTGCAAATTATACAGAATTAAATAGGTATGACATGGTAAAGACAGATGGAAAGAAAGTGACAGATAAATCTTCCTACGTGGATACAGACAACTTCAATCCATATCAGTATGGAAACATGGCATATACAGCAGATAGAGATCAATTAACAGGCACAGGAAGTCCAGCAATAGGGATCATTATAGGTGATGGAACTACTCCGCCAACTGTTGATGACTATAAGCTGGAAAATCAAATAACAGATGGATTTGGCTGTGTCGCTTCATATCCGTCTGACATGAACCAAGTTTATAAGAGCCGGGGCATGATCATATGCGCCAGCATCACGAACAATCAAGCTGACGATCTAGTGATCAAAGAGATTGAATATATCAAATCACAAAGTCCGTATTGGACATGCCTATATGACCGCACGGTACTGGAAGAACCGATCACAATTGCACCAAACGAAACGAAAACTATAGAATATAGGCTTAAAATGCCACAGCCGTAAGGCAGAAAGGAAGGTACATTATGGACAAATTACAAATCTACGCAGCCCAGCTTGGGTTGTCAACAATGGCGGCGGCAATCGCTTCGAAATGTGGATTGCTTGGATGGATGCTAGTGGCGGTAGCTGCAGCAATGGTCATTGATTTTCTGGCCGGCATGGCTGCCAGTGCCAAAGAGGCAGTGGAACACCCGGACGATGATAAGTACGGATGGAGCAGCAGAAAGGGAATGATCGGTATTTTCAAAAAGTTCGGTTACATATTGGTGATCGTGGCGTCGATGATCTTGGATTTCCTGATCTATAAGCTGTCGGGTGTCTTATCGGTCACGCTGCCGATGACGATGTTTTTTTCCACGTTGGTGACGGCGTGGTTTATCCTGAACGAATGCCTGAGCATCACGGAGAATGCCGGCCGGATGGGAGTAAAGGTACCTGCATTTCTGACAAAAGTGATTGCTGTCCTGAAGGGAACAGTGGAACATGAAGGGAATATATTGAAGGAAGATACAGAAATGGAGGAAACAGACTATGAAGAAAGAACATGACGTTAGAATTGACAGAACGAAGCTGCACCCTTGGCTGGATTATAAATTGACGGTGCTGCTGAAAAAGTGTGCAAAAAAGAAAATATATTTGATCATCACAGAAGGATTTCGGACGAAGAAATATCAAGATCAGTTGTATGCTAAAGGACGTACAAAGCCGGGCAAGGTAGTAACGAACGCAAAAGGAAGCACATACTCTAGTCAGCATATGTGGGGCATTGCGTTTGATATTGCGATTCAGTACAAAAAGGATCTGTATGATATTAACACGATCAAGAAAGTAGCAAAAATTGCTAAAGGTATCGGACTTGGTTGGGGTGGAGATTGGAAATCCATTGTCGATACGCCACATTTCTACTTGCCAAAATGGGGTAGCACGGCAACGGAATTGAAAAGAACTTATAAAACACCGGAAATGTTCAAAAAATCATGGACAAAGAGGGTGGTAAGAGATAAAGGACTGCTGCTCTGGAAAGCCACAAGTAAATTGACCGGTAGCTATTTGCGAATTCCAAAGGGGGCAAAAGTTGAAGTTCTTTTTGTGAGTTCCAAATCCTGGTATGCTAAAGTACGATACAAGGGAAAAGTAGGTCACGTAAACAAAAAGTTTATAGAATAAACAAGGTTTATATGATAAAATAGGTTTGTTACCGCCTCCTAGATTGGTACGGAAGGGAGGTGAACTGCGTGGAATATATCATTTCTCTTATTGTCACTGTTGCGGCTGGTGTAATTTGCCATTACATCATCAAATGGTTGGACGGTGACAAATAGTCGGTAGCCAGCCTGTGGAATTAAGCCTTTCCACACCAAAAAATAGGAATAGAAAACCCCGGTGCTGGAACACCGGGGTTTTTGTTTTGAAGTCGAACTGCATGGACTTCTCATTTCTCTTTGCCTATTGGCATTATAGCATATGCAAAATTCAAATACAATATACAAAAATTAGATATTGGTCAATTTTTCTGAATTTCCCCTATACTATTCTAATTATTCTATTCTTATCTATACTTAATCTATACTATACTAATCTAATCTACTTATGAGACCTAAAAGTAACCATTTGACAACCAATCTGTAACCAAAGATTCTAATTATGTATTTTGACGTATTTCATTTTTATTGTAAATACAGTATCTTTAGTGCCAGTAAGTGCTCTAGTCATTTCCTCCGGCTTTTCTATAGTCCCATATACAGTGATTATATCATTGGAAAGCAATTTAGGCGTTTTAGCTGCACGCTCGTCAAATACTACATACTCATCATCTGCATATATATCATATCCACTATAGGAATAGCATCTCAAAAATCCCTGCGTGAACAAACCATCTTCGGAAATTTGGTTTATTTGGCATTTGAGTTTGATTTTTTTGCCAACGTATTTGTTTGGATTGCGCATTACCTTTTTGTAGTTATATGTTTTACATGCATTTATGAATTTTGCCTTTTTTGCTTTAGCAGCTTTCTTTTCCTTAGCCTTAATCTGCTTCGGTGATAATGTTGGCTTAGCCTTCGCTGCCTTTTTAGGCTTTGCCTTTTGCTTAGATTTTGCCTCTTGCTTGGGCTTTGAATTTGTCTTGCTTTTTTGTGAGTCTTTTTTGACTGCTGGTGTGTTAGTAACTTTGTTGGACACGGATGTACTATTTGTATTTTTAGTATCAGAATCTTTATCCGAATTACCGCATTGATATAGTAATGCACATACTAAGAAAAATATTATAATAGACCATAGGCATCCATGTTTCTTTTTCTTTGGGACATTATTGATATTTTGAACCCCGGCACTCTGAAATCCATTATTAGTTGGTTGAACCGGTGGAGTTTGTTGGATTTCTACCCTTATTCTGCAATTATCGCAATATGCGAAATCCTTAAATATGGGATTCCCGTTTATGTCAGTTCCACATGCTTCTTGACCAAAACGCATTTCTTGATTACATTTTTTACATTTCATTGTGATTCCTCCTTATTTTTGCAATCGTAACTCAATTAGTTTTTTTTCATAACCAGTTAAACGACTTAGTTGATTGATGGTATAATCTTTGTATTCGTATAGCATATCATCAGTAAGTAATAGATTCATAGCAAATGTGTTGGCTTCAATTTCCCTTTTGGAATTAAGTAACAGTGTTTGATTCCGGATGAAGTAGCAGTTTACTTTGCGATGCATGATAGCATGTCCAAGTTCGTGTGCCATAACAAGAGTTCTATCGTGATCTGATAAATCTTCGCTTAAGAATATGCATCTATGGTTTTTAAGGAACATATAGCATCCTTCAAATCCAAGTTTTCCTGTTTGAACAATTATTCCAAGAGCATCGGCTATTTCAAAGGGATTTGTTGTATCAAATTTTTTGATATAGTAGCTTACAAGTTTCTTTATATCCTTTTTCAATAAAATCACCCTAATCCTTTATTTCTTGTTTTTATTTGGATTGTACTTCTCCTTGTTTATTACTTTTAATTGTGTAAGCATAGATTCCAACTGTATCTTAAACAACTCTGCTGATTCAGGAGATAGTTCCTGACCATCGAAAGTTGCAGGACCATCCTCACCGGACTGTAATTTGTGCATAATGTTATCTAGGTCTTTGGCTATATCCTTTTTGTCTCTGGAATTGAGTCTATCATATTCAAAGGCATGTTTTTGGTTTGAATGATGATCATCAATACCTGCAAATATACCTGATATTCCTTCCATTTCTTGTTGAACTTGTTTGTTTTCTATGTATTGAGAGGTTTGCACATTATATCTTTCTTTTGGAACATCAAATCCCATCAACCAAGATTCGTTTACATCCAAAGCCATACCAAGTATGAAGAGTTTATCTTGTCCCGGTTCTGATTTTCCTGATAAATATTGGCTTACATCGGATTTGTTGAGTTTTATATGATATTCTTCAGAGAATGGTTGTGCTAGTTTCAAAATATCAACTTGCTTTAGATTTCGGTCTTTCATTATCTCTTTAAGCCGTATAGAAGTATTTTTTCTTTTCATTGTAGTCACCTCACTTTCTAATAAGAATATAACATAATTACAATGTAGATTCAAGAAAAAAAACATTGGAAGTTAAAAAAATTGAATTTTTGTATTGACATTATTTTTTGGGGGTGATATGATATGACTAGTTCAAAAAAATGAACAAAACGTGAAAGGAGAAAAATAATGGCATTTGATTACAGGAAACTGCGTGGTAAAATTGTAGAAAAATATGGATCACAGTCAGAATTTTCCGTAGTTATGGGCTTGTCTGAAAGAACACTGTCCTTAAAGATGAACAGTAAGGTTCCGTGGAAACAAAAGGAAATTTGTAAGGCTGCAAGTCTCCTTGATATATCAGATGGTGATATAGGAGATTATTTTTTTACAACAAGGGTTCAAAATGTTGAACAGAAAGAAGGGAAGTAATGAATGATTTAGGAACTGCGTCTATAACTTCTATGGAAGTTGCAGAAATGACTGGAAAGATTCATAAAAATCTTATCCGAAGTATTGAAACATATATGAAGCATTTTAGCCAGCTCAATTTTGAGCCGACCCAATATTTTAATTTATCTACATATTTAGACGAACAGGAAAAAGAGCGAAAATGCTATAACATTACCAAGAAAGGATGCGAGTTCATTGCTCATAAAATGACAGGAATTAAGGGGACGGAGTTCACTGTAAAGTATATTGAGCGTTTCCACGAAATGGAACAGGCAATCAGCCAGCAGGAAGTGTTAGAGCAGAAGCAGGAGAAAAAGAGCTTATCGCAGTGGACTCCAGAAGAAATTGTTGACTGGAAGTTGAACGATCTGCATAAAAGATTGCAAAAGATTGAAAGGCAAGATGAAGAAAAGCCGAAGATTGGACGGATACAACGATTGGTACCCCAAAAGAAAACTTGGTATGATCGCAACAAATCACGAATATGGTGCATCACACGCAGCAGGAATATGGAACTCAAAGAGTTGTATCACATCATTTTAGAAGAGTGCGGAAGATACTACAATGTGGATGGTGCGGTAGACGAATACCGCAGAGAAAACGGAAGAACGATGGTATATCCTATGGATATTGTGGAGGAGTACAGGGAATTGCAGGACATAGCAGATCAGGTATTGGATTACTTTGAGAGGTAGGTGACAAATGATCAAATTAGCAAATAGAGTAAAAAACTTTTTTCATAAGCACTTTGTGAAACATGAAGTCCATTGGGTTCCAAGCACCACGATTATATGCTTGAATTCAGACGGGAGAAAGATATTGCAGATAACAAAGACATTTGCAGATGGAGAAGTAGTTCAGAGAAATTATCAAATAAAATGTTTGTTAGATGAAGGACTGCAAATAACGGCAGAAACGCTTGAGATGGAGAAAATGTTATTTGGTGAACCTACAAAGACAGAACAGTAATGAAAGGATATGGACATGCTTGATTTGTTTCGTAAAATACGATTTAAATTATCGAAGCGAATTTTCTCATTAAATACATCACTATTGGTGACATATGAATTCAAGGGAGAGAAAATTTTGCATATTTCACAATTTGGAAAAGATGGAATTCGTTGCGAAAAGAAATACCAAATCGAGCATCTGTTGGATGATAACTTGCAGGTTACGAAACAGACACTCGAAATGGAAAAACAAATTTTTCAGAAACCTATTGTTCGTTAATAAGCGATCAATAAGATTCGCCACAATTAGGATATTTTGGCAAAGTTTGATTATCAGATTCAATAATCTCAATGTGTGGTTTTGTAGAGTTACACATTGTGCACATATATGTACCTTTCTTTACTTTGTCATATGTACCAAAATAAGCACCGTCAACAGCCCGGATGGATCTGTTCGCATCAGCCGGACTACAAAAGTGACCGGTAAGGGGCAGCAGTATTTTATCAATAAATTTTTAATCAAACAGGAAAGGAGGGCGGTTATATGTTAATGGATGAAATGACATTAGAAGAGGCGTTGGAGTTACATGCTATTGGATTTGAGATTACTCTGAGAGCAGGACAAGTTGCAGAAATCAAGGAAAGAGAGGATTAGCCATGTTAAATGTGACAAGCGATAAGGGGATTTTTGATATTACCAAAAAGGAAATCACAATTCCATTGTCGGAGTACACGGATTTAATCGCAAAAGAGGCGATGTTGTCTCAAATAAGACATGCAGTCTCTAAGGAATCTGGAGACTACGGAACTATCGGCATTGTCAAAGCAATTTTGCAGATTGATGATCCAGAAGACAAAAAATAGGCCCATAGGTATTGCAGTACCGATGAGCCAAAAACAAAGGACTATAAAAGTCCATCACATACAAGTGCATTGTAGCACGGAAAAGGAGAGATTGCAAAGTGAAGATTTTATTGAAGAAGTTACATATGGAGAACTTCAAGAAAACGAAGGATCAGACGATTGACTTCGGCCATATAACTAAGATCAGCGGGCAGAATGCGGTTGGAAAAAGTACGGTGGCGGATGCGTTTATGTGGTGTTTGTTCAATAAGAACAGCTTAGGAGAAGCTAAGTTTCAGGTGCGCCCATTGGATGCCTTTGGTAACCCGATTGATCATGTGGATATTAAAGTTGTCGTAACGCTAGATGTTGATGGTAGAGAGTTCGAATTATCCAAGACACAGAAACAGAATTGGGTGAAAAAAAGGGGGACTTTAGAAGCAACATTGCAGGGCAATGACAATCTTTATGAAATTGATGGCGTTCCAAAGAAAGAAAAGGATTTCAAAACATTTGTGTCAGACATTATCAATGAAGATCTTTTTCAACTGCTGACGAATCCACAGGCTTTTGTAAGCAAGAAATGGAAAGAGCAGCGTGAAGAATTAATGAAGATGATACCGGGTGTAGATAACGATACAGTGATCGCATCCAACCCAGATGTGTTGTCGGAGTTAAATCTGGCGTTGTCGCTACACACTCCGGAAGATCTGCAGGCTAAAGCTAAAAAGGCATTATCAGAGTACAAGAAAAAGCAGACTGAGATTCCGGCAAGAGTTGATGAGGTCAGAAAGTCAATGACAGATATTGATGTGGCAGAATTGGAGTTACAGCGTAACAGTTTGAAAGAGCAGATTGCTACTGTAGAAGAATCCGAGGCGGATATGACAGCACAATACGAGGCACACCAGAAAGCGACTGATGATCTGATGGATCTCAAATTTTCTCTTTCGGATGTGGAGCGCAAGGCAAATGAGAGGAATGTTGCAAAAAAGAATTCATTCAGCGATGAATTAGCGCAATATGAAAATGACATCACTTCTTGCAAACGCAGAATGGAAATATGTGATCAGAACATCAGAGATGCCGATGGAACGATTTCGGCTTATGAGAAAAAGCGTGCGGAAATGCACGAAAAGTGGATTGCGGAAAAGGAAAAGGTATACTCTGACACATTGGCATTTGACGAAAAAGAAACGGTTTGTCCATTGTGTGGGCAAAGCTACCCGGCAGATAAAATTGCACAGATCAAGGCAGAATTTGAAGAGAAAAAGGTTGCATTGAAAGCAAATTGGGAAAAGGAACACACCGATGCATTGGAGCGCATTGTAGCAGACGGCAATCGTTATAAAGATTTAATTTCCCGAACGCAGGAAAAAATTGTGGATCTGCGCACCAATCAGGAAAAGATTAAAGTCAATTTGCAAAGTGCAGAAACAGAACGAGACCGGGTGATAAAACTGCTTAAATCTTTACCAGACAAGGTTGATTGCTCAGCAAATGCAGAGTATCAGAAACTGCAGGAACAGATTGCATTAAAGGAAGAGTATTTATCTAAAATGAACAGCGGTGCAGAGATTAGACAGCAGCTGAAAATCAAAAAGAATGGTTTGATGGATGAACTTGCTATCGTGGAAAAGCAGATCGCATCAGCAGATAATTCTGCCAAAGAGGAACGCATCGAAGAGTTAGAGGCAGAAATGCGTGAGATTGCTCAAAGTGTGGCAGATGAAGAAAAAATGCTCTATCTGCTGGAAAAGTTCATGAAAGCCAAAATGATGATTCTGTCAAAAATGGTCAATGAGAAATTTGGCATTGTGAATTGGAAGTTGTTTGACAAGCAGGTCAATGGTGCTGTGGTAGAGTGTTGCGAGTGTATGGTCAATGGCGTCCCTTATTCTGCGCTTAATACCGGGCATCGTATTGTAGCCGGATTGGATATTATCCATGCATTGTCTGTTATGCATGATGTGACCGCACCAATTTTTGTGGATAATGCCGAGGCCGTGAATGATTATAACATTCCAGAGATGGAGGGGCAGCTTGTATTGCTGCAGGTGACTGATGACAAAGAATTAAAAGTGGAAAGAGAGGACATGCGGAATGATTAAAGTAACTATTGAAGCGGATGGAGAGGAAAAGAAGATTTTAACAGGAGAAATGCTTAATATGGCAGTATTGGGAGAAGATGGTTGTAAAATTGCGATGGTAAGTCAGCCTACAAAACGAGGAATTAGTTCTAATAATTTTATTCAATCATTGCAGAAGTTAGTGCAATGCTCCATTAAGTCTTTTGCACAGGGGGACAAAACAATGGAGTCCATACTTAAAGTGTGCTTTGCAGAAGCGATGATAGAACGTCCTGATAGTATGAAAGACACTAAGGAAGAGGAGCAGGACAGTAAAAAAGATGTAGAACATCGTGGACTTGATATTCTGCTCGAAATTTTGAGAAAGGTGGTTGAAGAATGATGGCGGCAGAGATTGTGGAAAAGAAAGAAACAAAGGTAGCAGTAAAGCATGACACAGAACTTAGCAAAGGGATTTGGGGAAGTTCCGATAACTGGTTAATGGCTGGGCAGATGGCGAAAGCTCTTTCCTGCAGTACGATCGTACCAAAGGATTATCAGGGAAACGAAGCAAATGCATTGGTTGCCATCGACATTGCCAATAGATTACAGACCAGTCCATTGATGGTTATGCAGAACTTGTATGTGGTCCAGGGCAGACCGAGCTGGTCAGCGCAGTTCCTGATTGCATCTGTAAATGGAAGTGGCAAGTATGACATGGAATTGCAATATGACGAAAAGAATGACAAAAACGGAAAGCCGTATTCCTGTCAGTGTTGGACGATGAAAGATGGAAGGAAAGTAACTGGTCCGGTCATTGATATGGAAATGGCAAAGGCAGAAGGATGGACTACAAAGAGCATGAGTAAATGGAAGACTATGCCGCAGATCATGCTTCGATACAGAGCTGCTTCATTCTTTGCCCGTATGAATTGTCCAGAACTTACACTTGGTTTCTACACACAGGAAGAGGTCATTGACGGAGATTTTAAGGAATATCCGGCGGAAGAGATGCGGCAGAGTGTGGAAGATGAGATAAAGGCAAATGCCAATACAGAGGATTTTGAGGAGGTTGTTCCGAAGCAGGAAGAAGACACTGCTGTAACTGAGACTATAGAGGAAGAAGTTCCGGATTTTATGAAAGGTTAGGATGCTCATATGAAACTGAAGTGTTTGGGTAGCGGTAGCAGCGGAAACGGTTATCTGCTTATTGCTAGCAATGGAGAAACGCTGATCATAGATCCGGGGATACCAATCAAGGAAATTAAGAAAGCCTTGAACTGGAATGTTTCGTGTGTGGTGGGTGCTGTGTGCACTCATCATCATACGGATCATGCAAAATCTGTTAAGGATCTGGAGCAGATGGGAATCCCGGTGCTTAAGCCATATGAGAGCTCAAAAAAGATAAGCGTTGATGGTGCAGGATGGACGATACAATATTTTGAATTGACGGATAAGAATAGAAGATTTATGCACACAAACACCGATGGATCGGAGTGTCCTTGCTATGGATTTCTGATTTCACATCCGGAGATGGGACGATTGCTATATATCACAGATACGGAGTTGATCAAGTGGCGCTTCTACGATATCCATCAGATATTGGTGGAAGCAAATTATTCCAAAAAGATCATACAAGAAGATGATCCGAACTATGAGCATGTATGCCGTGGACACATGGAGCTAGAAACAACATTGGAGTTTCTAAAGGTAAACAAAAGCATGGATCTTCGGAATGTAGTACTGTTGCATCTGAGCGATGATAATTCCGATGCAGAGATGTTTGCCGCCAGAGCAAAGGAAGTTGTAGGAATGGCAGATGTTTATGTTGCTGATAAGGAAATGGAGATTGAACTGAATAAGGAGCCGTTTTAGACCGAATGACTATTTTTTTTCGTTTTTATCATATTAAAAACAGAAACATAAAAGAAAGGAGAGAAACTCAATGAACAAAGTAATTTTAATGGGGCGTCTGACCCGTGATCCAGAGATTAGATATGCCAACAATGAGAATAACACATGTATTGCCAACTACACATTGGCAGTAGATCGCAGGTTTAAGCGTCAGGGAGATGAGCAGACTGCAGATTTTATCCGTTGCGTTGCAATGGGTAAAGGTGGAGAGTTTGCGGAGAAGTATCTGCATCAGGGAACCAAGATTGTAGTGGAAGGTCGTATTCAGACCGGAAGCTATACGAATAAGGATGGCCAGAAGATTTTCACTACAGATGTGTTGGTGGAATTGCAGGAGTTTGCGGAGAGTAAGGCAGCGTCTGCGCAGAATGGTAATCAAAATGCGTCTGCGCCAACAAGACCAAATGTGGCACAGAATGATAGCGATGGATTTATGAACATTCCGGATGCTATTGAAGAGGAGTTGCCATTTGCAACCAATTAATGACCGAAATGTCATAAAACTAGGAATCGAATCAGAGCGCTTTGAGATAGTAACAGTTGACACAGCATATGACAAGAAAGGAAAGAGAATATGGAAATCAGTTTACAAGAGTTAGCTGGCGGTGCTTTACAGGAGAAAGTAAATCAGGCGTTTGAAAAGGTTATGCAAAATATGCAGGATCCAAACACGCCGTGGAAAAACAAAAGAAAAATCACCGTTGGGATAACATTTGCACAGAATGAGGATCGCACTGACTGTACCTGTGATATTTCGGTGGATACAAAACTTGCAGCGGTTAAGCCGGTGAGCACCAAATTTTGTACGCAGAAAGATTTGGCAACTGGTGAGATTTATGCCCAGGAATATGGACCGGGAATCAGAGGACAGATGTCTTTCGAGGATGTGGATCAAAACATGGTAGAGATTAATGGAAACATGGTTGATACAGAAACGGGGGAAATCAAAGAAGACGGTGTAATTGATCTTAGAGGAGCAAAGCAGGCATAAAGAAAGAAGGTAGGTAAAAATGATTAAAGAAGCATTACAGTATGTCGTTGGTTTAAGCGAAACCAACATAACAGATATTGATGGGAAAAAGTATGCGGACAAGCCGTTGATTCGCATGGACTACGCCCCAAAGGCTAAGGCGATTAAGATGACCACTCTTAGAAGTTTAGTCGATTATATCAAGTCAAAAGCTGATACTATGAGTGATCAGATGATAGTCCATGTAGTGAGTCCTACGCAGGTTAATTTGTTTTCAAATTTGGATTCTGATCGTAATCGTGAATATATGGTAGAGGTTCATGCGGAACTTCCGGAGTTTCCATTTGATCGTTTTATTGGTCACGAAACTTTTCTGATTGGCGTGCAATCGAAGTTTGTTCCTAACACAGATTCAGATTTACTATTGAAATTTGCCGGAACAGTAGAAAGTGGAACGATTACAGATTACGGCGATGATGGTATTTCACAGAAAGCAACAGTAAAAACAGGAGTTGCATCAAAGGCAGATGCTGTTATCCCGAGCCCGGTCAGGTTGAAACCATATCGTACATTTACCGAAGTGGATCAGCCGGAAAGCGATTTTGTTTTTCGCATGAAGGAAGACAAATATGATGGAGTACAGTGTGCGTTATTCGAAGCAGATGGTGGAGCATGGAAATTGCATGCAATGGAATCCATCCAAGAATATCTTGAGGAGCAGTTAAAGGGTGTCGATGGTTTCACAATCATTTCGTAGGCTTACATTGTTCACAGAAAAAGGGGCAGGCTTCTGCCTGCTCCGGTATGATGAAAGGAGAAGCAATGATCATATTGGAAGATATGGGGCAGAAAGAGGAAAAACACACAGTTAAAAATCAATGGTTTTATGAGAACGGTATTGATGTGGTGCGTGTACCGCTGCCGGTGGGAGATTATGTTATAGCAAATGACAAGGCTATAAATGTGTTGGAGCGCAAAGAACAACGCAATATTAAGCCAAAAAAAATGGACTTCTTGGGTACATATTCTACGGCTGTGGACACGAAAGAGAACATAGGTGAGATTGTTAATAACATATGCGGCAAGTCGCATGATCGATTTCGTGATGAATGTATTTTGGCTCAAAATAACGATGTGCAGCTATATATATTAGTAGAAAACGAAGATGGAGTAGCTTGTATTGGAGATTTATACCGTTGGCAGAATCCGAGATTGTACAGATACAATAAAATTAAATATATGCATGGTCTTGGAAAATGGCAGCACGTTAAATTGCCAAAGAGACCTCCGACAAAGGGAGAGACACTCGCAAAGGCGATGCTTACAATGGAACAAGAATATGGTGTGCATTTTCTTTTTTGCCATCCAAATGAGGCAGGAGCAAAGGTAGTTGAATTGTTGGAGGGTGGTTGTGATGATGACAGAAGAACAAAAGCTGTTGGTTGAAAATAACCATAACCTGATTTATTTTATGATCCACAAAATGAATGAATCAGTAGAAGAATATTATGATCTGGCTGCGATTGCACTTTGCAAGGCTGCTATAAGTTATCAATCAGATAACGGATCTTTCTCAAATTATGCCTGCAGATGCATCAGAAACGAAATTCTATTGGATCACAGGGCAAGAATGATGCCCAAGCGTTGGATGAATGAATATTTGATCAGTTATGATGCCCCGTCGGTTGTTCAAAATGAAGATGGGGAAGAGAGCATTCTTCTTGATCAGCTTAAGTCTTTTGAATCTGTGGAAAACGAGGCGTTAAGCAGAATTATGTATTTGGAAGTCGTGGCAGAATTAGGGAAGACCGACAGCAAGGTACTGAAATTTTTTGAAATGGGTCTTAAGCAACGGGAAATCGCTGAAATAATGGGAGTGACTCAGGCAAATGTTTCCAGAGTGAAAAGACGTGTGGAAAAGATGTTATGTTGTGATTGATTGGAGGGACTTTATGGCAAAGCAGCAGTTGATAAACAGGGCAAAATATAAAGATATTAAAAGATATGATCATAGTCAGATGGAGCGGTTCGCGCGATCACTGTATGAGAGTGGTTTCAAGGATGGAGCAGTACAGGCAACGGCAACGGAAAAATCCAATACGAGACAGATGGATTTTAACATGTTAAACGAGAGACTTCTTACCATTAAGGGGATAGGAATTGTCAAGGCGGAACAGATTGTAAAGGTCGTGAAAGGGGCGCTGGAAAGTGAGTAGCCGAAGAGCGGCAATGCGCCGTGAAAGAAAGCAGCGAGCAAAAATCGGGAAGAATAAGTCGTCCACTGGCGTAATGCTAAGAGCTGCGGAGCAGGGCAAATTGGACGGTAGAACCATTGCTTTCTGCGTAGCAGCTAATTTGTTGTATGATTTGCACGGATTCCGCAGGCGGCGAATATACAACTTTTTGGAAAAGTGCAATAAGGAAGCCGCAAGATTTGATGATTCTGGATTGCAATTTGTTCTAAAAGTATATGCAGATAGAATTGTTGAAAAATTTAATGATCTGCTTCTGATGGAACACCCTGCGGATGTGGTGGAGCATATCTATTGCAATCAAAGAGATGATTTTTTCATTTCATCGCTGGCACTAATGTTTACTGTCCTAAACGGGGAATATGGTATGGCGTTTAATCAGAAGAAAACAGGAAGGTTGGATGTCATGCTGGAGTACTGTGCAAATGAATACTTGAAATTGCAACTGGATCCGGATGGGCATGATGTGGCATGGTATGTGCGACAGACGAGGGAAAAAACAGGGATTATTATTTAATAAATACAGATAGAACTTGCGGAATATCTGGAGGGATAAACATGATAGACGAAAAGAAAGTGATCAAAAAGCTGCAATATCGCATTAATGATTTTGTATTAAAGCATTCGGACAAGAAAGATTGTGAATCGGTTCAAGTGGTAAAAGAGTTCATACATCTTTTGGAGGAAGAAGCAGTATATGCAGAGCAACAAGAAATAGAAACGTTTGGAAAGGAGTAATAACGAATCCCGGTAAACCGGGTTGACTGCCAAAGCGTGAAAAGTGGCAAGAATAAAAGGGCTGACAGTAGCGTGAAAGAGGCATGAGTGGGAACAATCTTGTGAAAGCCATGTTGAAGTAGCAAGGGAAGCGTAATGCCCTATCCACGAACGGAATTTGTTTCGTGGTGTTATGAAACAAAAACTAACAGTATGCTGGATCAGTGCAGGAATATCAAGCTTTATGGCAGGTTATCTTGCCGGAAATGTAGACAAATGGATCTATATTGACATAGCTGACCAGCACCCGGATAGTATTCGATTTATCAAAGATTGTGAGAAAGCAATCGGAAAAGAGATCGAGATACTACGATCAAAAGAGTACAGCAGTGTAGAAGGGTGCGTCAGAGTATTCGGGGGATTTAGAAATCCCGGAAACGGCTTCGCACCATGCACGAACTGGCTGAAAAAGAGAGTGCGGAAAGAATGGGAAGAGCAGCACAAGGATTACGAATTGACCTATATCTGGGGCTTTGATCAAAAAGAGAAGAACCGGGCAGAGAGGACGATTGAAGCGAATCCGCAGCCAAACCATGAGTTTCCGCTTCTCGACAGGCAATTATCAAAAGAAGAGGTTCATGGACTGTTTGAACGGACTTTTGATTTTGCCCGGCCAAAAATGTACGAACTTGGTTATCCGAACAATAACTGTATCGGATGTATCAAGGGGGGCATGGGTTATTGGAACAATATACGCAAGGATTTCCCGGAAATATTTGAAAGCCGGGCGAAGTTGGAAAGAGACGTAGGATATTCCATCTTGAAAGATAGCAATAGTAAGCCGATTTTTTTAGATGAATTAGATCCGAACAGAGGAAACATGAATACAGAGATTTTCCCCGATTGTGGGATTATGTGCTATTTAGCAGAAAGTGAATAATTACATTTTGCATGAAAATAACACCAGCTGTCGCGTGTTCACGGGATAAAACAGTTTGAGACCGGACACCGACAATACAGCAATGCCATACTCCTCCCGGAACTGGTGATGAGGATATTATACACCGTCGGGTGGGATGTAGGCAAGAAAGGAGCAGAAAATGACGATTGATAGGGCAATACATGACCTAAAAGGAGCGTATGCAAGCGACTATAATAAGCAACTGGCTGAGTGGCTAGAAGAGCTGAAAATGCTTAGAGAATTAAAAAACGAGCATAGAAAGATTAGAAATATAGAGGGGTACAATCAAGGGTATAAAGAGGCTAACAATATTAAAAATGTACCAGTAGCATATGATGTGGATTGGGTTGTGAAACAGTTGAAAGAAAGACTATCTCTGTATCAAAGATTACAAAAATTACAAGACAAAGATTGTCTGCAATACGGCTACAAAATAGAAGCCACAAATGATGCAATCGAGATAGTAAAGGCGGGTGCGAAGAATGACTAATGCTGAAAGAATCAAACAGATGTCGGACAAAGATTTAGCAATATTTATTATGTGTCCAACAGAGTACGATGTGGCATTTACTAAGAGTTGCGGATGCAACGGAGAAATGAATAAAAACTGTTATCAATGCACATTGGAATGGCTACGGCAGGAAAGTGAGGGATAGCTATGGCAGAAAAAAGAATGTTTTCCCGTGAACTGGTGGAAAGTGATCAGTTCTTGGAACTTCCGTTATCCGCACAGGGGCTTTATATGCATATTTGCATGGAGGCGGATGATGATGGCTTTGTGAACAATGCAAACCGGATCCGAAAGGTTGTTGAAGCTTCGCAGGAGGATTATAGGACTTTATTTGACAGAGGTTACCTACTACAGATGGCCAATGGCTTGGTGGTTGTGGCACATTGGAAAATATGCAATAGCATTCGAAAAGATCGGTATAAGCCTACTGTACATCAGAGCGAATACAAGAAATTAAAGGTTTGCGACAATGTATATACGTTAAGTTCCGAAAGTGGGAAGTCGGTAGAATCGGTGGATGACATCTCACAGGTTAAGATTGTGGAGAAATTTGATGAATTTTGGAAGGCCTACCCAAGGAAAGAGCATAAGGCAATGGCAGAGCAGGAATATGCCAAATTGATAGTGCAGGGAATTAAAGAGGAAATGTTGATTGCATCGGCCAAGGCATATGCTAGAGCAAAGGATGGACAAGATCCTAAATATTTGAACTGTCCGGATTCGTGGCTGCAGAAATGCATTTATTCGGATTATGAAGTGAAAGAGGAAAAGCCAAAAGGACCGCAACAACCGGAAGAAGAACCGGGAATAGATATGTGGAACGGAGAGGATGAACCGAAAAATGGGGAAACTGTATGAATTTAAGGAAGAGGATGCCTATTCTTTCGCTAGACATGTACATATTCAGGCTAAGGCAAGAGGGCGTGAACTTCAATTTTTTCATTGTCCATACTGTAGAGGCGGCAAAGGTGGCAAGGACAAGGGAACCTTTTCTATCAATTTACAAACTGGACAGTTTAAGTGTCTCAGATCAAGCTGCAGTATTTCCGGCAATATGATCACCTTGGCAAGGGACTTTGATTTTTCATTGGGAATAGAGGTTGATGAATACTATCAGCCTAGAAAACAGTACAGGCGTTTGAAGACGCCTAGCAAGCCTATAGAGCCACTACCTGAATCTGTTGAGTATTTGGAGGGTAGAGGAATTTCGGAGGCAGTAGCAAGACAATATGAGATTACAGTGCATGCAAAGCGGGATGATGTCTTGGTGTTTCCGTTTTTTGATGAAAATGGAAAGCTACAATATGTCAAATATCGAGACACGACCTTTTTCAAGGGGAAAACCTATATAGATAGGGATGGACAGCAGAAGGCAGCTGCAAAGGAATGGATGGAAAAAGATTGCAAGCCGATTTTATTTGGCATGAAACAATGCGGGAAGGATCGCAAGCGGTTGGTGATCTGCGAGGGACAGATGGACAGCCTTTCGGTGGCAGAGGCAGGAATTGGATGCGCAGTAAGTGTACCGGGTGGAATGAATAACTTCCGTTGGATCCCTTATTGTTGGAATTGGGTGTGCGAATTTGAGGAAATTGTGGTTTTTGGCGATTATGAGCGTGATCATATGACATTGCTTGAAGACATCCGTAAGCGATTCCCGAACAAGATCCGCTATGTGCAAGAGGAAGATTATAGGGGATGTAAAGATGCAAATGAAATCTTGCAAAAGTATGGAAAGGATGCTGTAAAGACTGCAGTTGAAAATGCTATTGAACAGCCGGTGAAACAGGTGGTCGAGCTTGCAGATGTTAAACGGCGCGACTTAAAGGATATACCAAAGTTCAAGACAGGATTTCGACAACTTGATTCATTCCTTGGCGGGTATTTTTACGGTGGGCAGCTTATAATTCTCACTGGAAAGCGTGGACAAGGAAAATCCACAGTGGCAAATGAGTTTTGCGTGTCTGCACTGCAGCAGGGTAAGAGTATATTTGCCTATTCCGGAGAGCTACCGGACTGGCAATATAAAAGCTGGATTGATTTTCAAATTGCCGGTCCGCAGAATATTGTGGAAAATACACTACCGGATGGTTCTGTAAAGCGTTTTATCACAAATAGCAATCAGGATCAGATTGAAAATTGGTACCGGGGTAAATTTTACTTATATAGCAATAATGATGTTGAAGATGATGAGCTTGTGGATCTAGTAACGACAATAGAACATTCCGTGATGCAGTATGGCATTGAGTTGGTCATTGTGGACAACCTTATGACGGCGTTAGATGTGGATATGGCTGCAGATGAATATCGCTGTCAAAGCAAGTTCGTAAAAAAGTTGAGTCGGTTAGCGAAGCGGTTGGATGTTGTCGTGATTTTAGTCGCACATCCACGAAAAAACAGCTTTACAAGCGATGAAAACGATGCGGTGAGCGGTTCGGCTGATATAACCAATGCAGCGGATATAGTGATGACATTCAAACGAGATGAAGACACACCGGATCACAATTATTTGTCTCTGAGCAAAAACCGCTGGTTTGGAAATTTGACAAAGAAAGATGGCATTGATCTCTGGTATGATCAAAGATCACGGCGAATCATAGACAGATCCAAGAAAGATTTTTTCTACGAGACTGGTTGGAAGGTCGAACCGGAGCAACAGAATTTTGATGGATTTTTCAATATGCCAGACGATATGGAAAATCCATTTGAGAAATGAGGGAATGCGAATGGCAAAGAAAATAGAAGGAGAAAAGGAATTTTTTGGAGAATGGTATATTTTACTGCAAAAATATGGATTTCCTCCGGATATTCACAACGAATCCAAAGAGGCAGTTCATTTTTGGAATTGTCTGTGTGATGATGTGAGGAATTTGAATAACAAATACAGGACGCATCAATTACAACCGTTTTTTAGGGAATTGTGCCTTGACCTGATCGGTGAGGTGCGGCGCAGAAGCAAAGCAATAACAAAGGAAAGGATGGGCTGATTAAA